GGGGCGTTTTCGCAGTCTTAGGGACTGAAATTACCTCTACAGGTAATTCGTCCCCGAGGTTGTGAAATGTGGTCTCGTCCAAGAGGTTGTGATATCTTGGACTGGGCAGGAGATATTGGTCGCTAGAGAAAAACTCCTCTAAGCGCCAAGTCCACGCAGCATAAAACTTCTTGTTTCCAAGAAGCTTGTCTGCAGTGGATCCTGGTCCGTGCTTCGGAGTCAGCGCGCCATTGGCGACGTCACGATTGACGTTATCAAAAACGCGACTGAAAAGAAGCATAGACAAGCGAGCGAACGCCAGATTGTAATCTGTGTGCCACTCGCTTTCCCACTCTGAAACCGGGACCTTAAGGCCCCGGCCAGTCGGGAGGGGATTCCTCTCCTCCCATCGACCAACTTCACCATCGGTGCTGATGTACTGTTCCATGGCTCGACGAGTTCTTTCAGGCGATGCCTGTAGGAACATCTTGCCATACAGTCCGCAAAGTTGCCGCAAGGCAATGATTGCGTCCGTATTTGGTTCAGTGTACAGCGCGCACGTTTGCGGATCAAACACTTGCCGGATGATCTTACCCAGAAATATGGGAAGACCATGACGCCCACGGAAACCGGGAGCGTCAGCAAGATCCACAGAGCCGGAATCCAGCCATTTCTCAATGGCTTTTCCGAACTCTGGGAGGGTTATCGTGAGAAACGTTAACCCTTCGCGTTTGGTCCGTCGTTCGACTTCCTTGAAGTCGAGCGAGGTGTCGACGGCACATCTCTGACCCATATCTTGGGCCAGAACCTTCCAGAGAGACAGCAGGTGATCCACCTGGTTCCCCTTTCATATAGGGTGAAACTGGGCTGGGGTCCTGTGACATGTCTGGTCTTGCGACCATGAGATCCCCTCCAACTATAAGACATAGAAGGAGATAACTGGTCCCCTCGTCAGCTTTCGCCGGCGAGGAGCTTGGTCACGGCAGCACCGCTAGAAGCGGTGAGCCAAGCCAAGTAACCGTCCACGTCCTGCTTCAGGAGCGTGGTGTCGTAGCCGGGAGGTGAATCCACGACAAGGTGAACGCTAACCGTCTGGTTGACGTTCTGGCCACTAACCAACGGGTTAGCGACCAAAGAGTCGTGGATCATCTTCGCCATACGACGAGTCCGCTTGCCATAAGAATGGGCAATGGACACGCGGTAGGCACGATCTGCAGTAGAGTACGCTGCAGTATCGATGCCTGTACCAGTTCGGCCAAGCGACTTTGCAATCGCGTTGACCGTGATAGTAAAGGGATCTGCGAACATGTCAATCTCACTTTCAGGACACAACGTATTCAGTTGTGGTTGAGGGTAGGCGACGACTATTATTAGTCGCCACCTTCAAACTGTCGACCGCGCCGGGTAATCCCTATCGCGGTCAGGATGGCCAATTGACGTGGACTCAATTCTGTCCACTTCAGGCCGAATCCATACGGTGATGCACCCATTCTGGTTTTGCCGGTATAAATGGCAGTTCCAGAAAAGGTAGGAGGGATACTCCCATACGGCGTTGTTACGCCATAATGGGTATGTACCAACTTCCTGGTGGCTTCCTGCATAAGGTAGCCATACCGCATCGCGAGGTTGTCTTGTGAGATTGCAGAGATATTGGAAAGAATGTCTCCAATATTCGCAAACCAGTCCAACAACCACGTCCATGGCGTCATATCCCACAAAGTTCCTGGAGTAATGTCTACTCCAAGAATTTGTCTTGACCAGCCACGCATACGAGCAATTACGCTCGCTGTGACTGGGGGATAATGGTACCTGAACTCACCTGCGAACCAAGTCTTCTTGGTATCGTATTGAGTAATGGTACGACCGCCAGCCTGCTGAATCATGTACAGATTGAGCGTTGGCCAGGGAGACTGATTGTCCC